CCCCAACCGATCACGGTAGCAAAAGATACACACGCCGTGCAGTTGCGTCACAGATTGCGGCGGCGCATGGCCACATGGCCGAAAAGCGTTCTTCATTTCCCCTCCTCCTCGCCGCTGCGGCCTTTGGCCTTCGCGTCTTCGGCGGTCGTGTCCGTGGTCATTGGTTTCCTCCGTTGTTGATGATCTGGCTTTGGCCCCACTGTTCGGCCATCGCTGCGGCAACCCCTGCGTAGGTACGGCTGCGAATCGCCCATCGGTCCGCAGAGGGCGGCGCGTTGTGAACCTTGCTCCATGCCTTGTATTCCGGCGTGCCGCGCGTTGGGGGCGTCAGCGGGTTCCTGTCGGCCAGCGGCGATAGACCCCGCAGCCATAGGCATGTCGCTTTGAACTCGGAATGTCCGAATTGCCATGGCTGAAACACCTGATCGGGCTTGCGGATGCGCGAGGAAATCACGCTGATCGGGTTTTCGACTGCCACCATGGGAGCCGGGGCCATCATCATTTCCCGCACGAACCGCAGCGCCGCTTCCTGCTGCGCCTTTCCCTTTTCCTTGAACCAGCGGGCTCCTGAAACGGCCAGGTCCGTGCATGGCGGATGCGCCACGATCAGATCCCATTCGGCCCGGAGCCACGGTCTTACGTCGCCCTGGAGGTGGAAGGGGCTACCGTCCTCGGCGGGCAGGATGTCGCAGCTCCAGGCGTCATGTCCGCGCTCGCGGAAGGCGCGGCGGACGGTGCCAGAAAACTCGCAAGCGATCAGGATTCGCATTGTCAGATGCCCGCTAAAGGGTCAATCTGCCGAACGGCGGTCTCGGTCTCGGCCCTGGCCTTGGCGGCGCGAGCCTTGGCGTAGGCGGCCCAGGCGGCCTCGGCCTTGGCCTCGGCCTCTTCCTCAGCCTCGGCATCGGCCCAGGCGGCGTCGGCGGCCCAGGTGTCCCATGCGGCATTGGTCTTGGCCCAGGCGGCCTCGGCCCATGCCTTGGCGGCCTCGGCATCGGCCTCGGCCCAGACGGCCCATGCGGCATTGGTCTTGGCCCAGGCGGCCTCGGCCCATGCCTTGGCGGCCTCGGCATCGGCCTCGGCCCAGACGGCCCAGGCGGCGTGGGTCTCGGCGTCGGCCCTTGCCTCGGCCTTGGCGGCGGCCCATGCGGCGTCGGCGATCTTGACGGCGGCCCATGCGGCCTTGGCCTTGGCCTCGGCCTCGGCCCATGCCTCGGCGTGAGATAATGTGCTGCCTGCTTCATAAGTGACGGTGCTCATTTCCCCTCCCCCTCGTCGCGGCGGGCTTTTGCCTTCGCGTCTTCGGCGGCGTCGTAGTCTGCCCTGGCGGCGGCCAATGCGGCGTCCAATGCGGCGGCCCATGCGGCGTCGGCGATCTTGACGACGGCCCATGCCTTGGCGGCCTCGGCCTCGGCGGCTTCGTCAGCTGCTGCGCGGGCGGCGGTGTCGGCGTCGGTCATGTGCTGGTCTCCTGAGCGATGGCGGCGTCGATTGCGCGACTAATACGGGATGTCATCGTCCATATCGTCGAAGCTCCCGCCGCCGCCCGGCTTCGCGTTCGGCGCGGCGGCCTCCTTGCGCTTAAAGGCCAGCGATTGCCACTTCCCTTTTGCGCCATCTTTCGTCCAGGCGCTGACCCAGTATTCAACCCCGTCAATCATGGCGGAGCCGGTCGCGTTTGGGTGGGTGTCCTTTTCGCGACGCTCGTTGCGGAAAAGTGCGCCGGAGAGTTCTCTTTGTTCGAATGCCATGATGCTGCCTTCCTTTCGAGTTGATCGATGAGTTCGGATACTTCATTCAGGAACGTGGTTACTTCCGCCGCGAGTTCGGCAATGTATTGTTCGTCGCGGAAGACCCGCTGAACGTAGAGGCTTAGGTGCTCAGGCAGGCGCGGATCGTAGGACACGAAGTCGCACCACGCACGCCCGGTAACCCACAGCAGTCCCTGCACCTGCGGCATGTGTTCTTTGGGCATGCCGCATAGGAGGGTGTCGATGTGCGTTGCCGTTTGCGGGCACTTGTATTCCGTCATTCCGTCGTCCCCGAGAAGGCCATCAGGCGATGCACCGCAGTCAACTATTTCCGGGTGCCGCACGAACCCAACTTCCGCCACGACAGACCCACTAAGCGACTCGTATTGCATCCTGGCGAACGGCTCTTGCTCCGTGCCCCACCGCATGTCGGCGTTCGTGAATGACTCCATAGGCTTACCGGTCATGCGTTCGGCGACGAGTTGGACGCGATAGTTACGACGGGTGGCCGCTTCACCCGTCTTGATTTTGGCCAACACGTCCTTAAAACGGCTGGCCGTTGCAAGCCCGCAGCGTGCCGCGCGCCACTCTTCCGATCCCTGAATCATTGCGCACTCTTGATGGCAGTAGCGCGGGCCGTCACCTTGACCTTGAGGGCGTCATAGGCCGGTTTGTCCTTCGCCTCTTTGCACGCGACAACGATCTTTTGCCAAATGTCCCGCAGTGCCGCAGACTCGGCGCAGGTTTCGATGGCTGACTCAAAGCCGGCCTTCGCGTCGGGGGCAAGCGGCTGCTGGACTTGCGCTTGAGCGCCGGTTTTGCCCGCACCGTTGTTTCCGTCGTTGTCGTCCTCGGTGGCGACGTTGAAGATCATGCACACGAGATACCGGCGGCTGTAGCTGGCGGTAGAACCGGTGGCATGCACCATCGTCTTGTTGGTGCTGCCCTTGATGCCGACGGCGTCGAACGGCATATCCAGGTGATACCGGCGGCTGTGGCCGGCGGCGTGCGAGACGATGGCGACCGTGCGCATGTGATCCTTGACCGGGGAGTCCTCGGTGTCGAAGGACACCGAAAGCCCCTCGGCCGTGTAGACCGGCATGATCGCCTTGTTGATTTGCGAGAGCTTGGCGTAGCCGCTGGAGGTCTGGTCGTTGTAGGCGTTGTTGGCGACCGGCACGATCTGCGCCTGGGCGCGCGCCATCGCGGCGTTGAACGCGGCCTCGGCGTCCTGCGCGACGATCTTCTGCTGCATGGCGAACAGGCGCTCCATCTTCTCGATGTCCACGGCCGGGTTCGCCGCGGCCTGCGCGATCGCCCGCAAGAGCGTGCCGGCGTCCGGCTTGGCCTCCACCACGGCGAGCGGCTGGGCAGCCGGATCCGCGGCGCGGCTCATGATTGATCCTTCACCCGTTGTGAAAGCCACTGTTGTGAAAGCCACTCCGTCAGCAGCGGCGTCTCCCTCGGCCGGTGCGTGTTTCCGCGCTCCGTCGCGAACGGCTTCCCGTAGCGCCGGCGGGCTGCATCTATAGGGGACTCGCTCTGGCTGACCACGGTCAGGCGGATGTGCGGTTTCGCGTTCATGCTTCATCCTTTCGATATGTGATGGTCCCGACACAGCGGTTGGCAGTCAGCCGGATCCCGACGGCGCAGAATCCGTGCTGGAGCTCCACTACCCGCAGGGCCTCGCGCACCGTCAGGTAGTCGCCCCTGAAGGTTTGGGTTTCGAGTTTTTTCTTTGTCATTTTACCCTCCTTGGGTATTCAAGATCACACGCCGCCGCACACGCTTCCAGCGCTGCCGCCGCCGTCTCGTAATCCTTGCCTTCCCGGTTCTCGCAGATGTTCTGCAAAGACGCCAGCAGGTTGACAAGGCCGCCGTGATACACACGGGGCGAATTGTCGATGTAAGCAATTAATGCGCGCTGAAAATCCATTTCGGCTTTGGCTGCGGCGCGGGCGTTGCTGGCGGCGAGCTCTTCGCGGGCGGCGCGGATTTCAGCGGCGCGGGCCAGCAGGGCGCGGCCGGAGCAATCGGGGACTGCGGGGACTGCGGGGACTGCGGCTTGCTGTTGCATGGCTGCCTCCTTGGTGACGATGGAGACAAGATACAACCCCGGTAGTAGTCTGTCAACTACATTCGTAGTAATTTAATTACCCTGTTTTTTTGGGCCGCAGGGCTGATGCTGGCGCCGGAAATCCCAGGGCGGGACGGCCGGTTGCGCCCACAGGCCACGCTGGGCGCCGCGGGCGGCGGCTTCGATGGGGTAGAGCGGGGAATCCTTGGGAGCATAGGCCACGTACACCCATGCCCAGCCTGCCGTTACCTGGTGGGTCGAAACATCCACCCCAGCGCACGCCACACGCGCCACGGTGCGTCCGTAGCGGTCGCGGGCGGTAGGTGTGACCTCCGCAGGCCGGCCCAGGCACAGCGCGCGTAGGGAGGCCGTTGAGCCATCACCAGCAGGCTGGCAGGACTCGGGGGCGTCAATCTCGGCTATCCGCACGCGGGCGCCGGTGGACAGGGTCAGGGTGTCACCGTCGTGGACGCTGGCGACGGACAGGGAAGGCGGAGGAAGGCTCGCGCAGCCTGCTAGCGCGAGGAGGGCGACCGATAGGGCGGATTGAGGAATCGACGATCTAGCCATATCGCAACCTTTGCGGAGGCCGTCACAGACGCGGCGACGATCACGACCGCCACGATGCCATGCGGAACGTCAGGTAGGTCCCACCACACGAGGGCGGAGTAGAGAACGTAGAACGTTCCGGCGCCGGCGCAAGCGATGGCCAGCAGGAACAGGTTGCCCAGAATGAAACCGACGATGGGGCTGCGCATGGCGAATCCTACCATCGTTAGCGGTTACCTCGGATTCCTTTCAGTTCAGCTTCGCCCTTGGTCGCTTCCCAGAGGTCGGCGGCGCTCCAACTCTAAAACGGGAGTAGTTGCACAATCACTACTCAAGTAGTATTGTGCCGGCATGTCAAAATCAAATCCTGAGCTGGTCGCTCTCAGATTGGCCATCGAAAAGGCCGGCGGGCAGGTCGCGCTGGCAGAAGCGATGAATGCCTTTCTTCCAGACGGGAGGAAGCTGCGACAGGGCAACGTCTGGTCGTGGCTGCACCGCTCGTGTCGCATCTCTCCTCCGGACATGGCCATCGTGTGCGAGAAGGCAACCGGGGTGCCGCGCCAAGACCTGCGGCCTGACATCTACCCGGTCGAGCAGGCCGCGTGATGACCGTCGCAGACACCAGCCGCGCCGCCTACCGCCAGCAAGACCTGACGGCAGGGCAGAGGCGCGTACTCGGCGCCTTCCGCGACGGCGCCAGCCTGACCCGGCACGAGATCGCGCGCCGGCAAGACATGCCACTACAGACGGTCTGCGGCAGGGTGCACGAGCTGCTGCACGCCGGCGCTCTACGCGAGCTGCCCGCCGTGGCGGGGAAACACCCTCTCGTGCTTAATTCCGCGCAACGCGACCTGGCGGTCAAGCCAGCGGTTGAACCCATCACTCCGCCGCAGGCCGTGGACAGCCTCCCGACCTCTGATGTGAACGAGGCCTGCGCCAGCGCGCCTGCGGATGGAGTGGTCTACGGGCAGACGTTGCCAGGCGCCAGCGGTCCGAGAGGTGTCCTGGTCCGTGACATGGTGGTGCTGAGCAAGGCTGAGCGGGGCGCCGCGGCCAAGAAATACGCTGTGGCCAATAGGGCTGCGCGCCGATGACGCGCTGCCCAACCTGCCACCGTGCTCACAGGCGCACGCTAGTCATGCTCGAAAAAAAAAGGCTGCTGTGATGCCGGATCGGATTGTGCGCGACGAGATCCTTGACAGCGATCGCTACCTGTCTCTCACGAGCGACACGGCGCGGATGCTGTACCTGCACCTCCTGCTGGTGGCTGATGACCTCGGCAACACCGAAGCGACTCCGCTGTTCATCCGGCGGCGACTTTTGCCGGCCGCGATGGAGGATTACGCGATCAATAAGATTTTGTCAGAATTGGCCGATGTTGACCTGATCCGGATGTACGCAAGCGAGCAAAAAGCGTACGCGCACGTTCCTAGATTTAGACAGCGCTTGCGCTACCTAAAAAGCAAGAATCCGCGCCCGCCTGCTGCACTCGAATGCAAGGAAATCAAAGACTTGATTAAAGCAAAGTCAGACTTAAGTCTGTCTCAAGTCGGTCCTGAGTCTGTCCCAAGTCGGCAGAAGAGAAGAGAAGAGAAGAGAAGTAAACCCCTTGCGCCTTTCGGCGCGGGCTTGCCTTTCGGCGCGGGCTTTGATAAATTTTGGGCTGCATACCCGCGAAAAAAATCGCGCGGCCATGCAGAAAAAACGTGGGCAAAGCTCAACCCGAGCGAGCATCTCATCGCGGAGATTTTGGCCGCGGTGGAGACGGCCAAGACCTCGGAAGATTGGCAACGCGACGCCGGGCGATTTATCCCCTACCCGGCTTCGTGGTTGAATGCTTGCGGCTGGCAAGACGAGGGCGTCGCACCAGAGGCGCGGAGGCTCGCGGTTTGAAGGCCGATGCGCTGCTTTCTCGGCTGGAAAAAGTGCGACCGACGGGGCGCGGAACGTGGCTCGCGTGCTGCCCGGCGCACGCCGACAAAAGCCCGTCCTTGTCCCTGCGCGAAACGGAGGACGGCAGGGTGCTGATCCACTGCTTCGCTGGGTGCGGCGCGGATGACGTGACGGCGGCGGTCGGGCTGACCCTGAGCGACCTGTTCTCGGACTCGCCCCTGTGGCATCGCAAGAGGCCCGAGCGCCGGCCGTTTCCTGCGGCCGATGTCCTCGAAGCGCTGTCGCGGGAGTCGCTCATCGTCAGCCTCGCGGCGCTCGACATGGCCAGAGGGCGCGAACTGCCGGTCGCCGAACGCGATCGCCTGATCGCCGCGAATAGCAGGATCCAGGAAGGGAGGGATTTGACGAATGGCTGACGCAAAAAAAGGCGCATCTTGGCTTGACGCGGAGACGGAGAAAAAGCCCGCAATCCTCGCGCCTAGTGCGTACCGCGATGCCTTGCGCAGGCTGTGGCGGGACGGCTTACCTGCAGGCGACAAGACCGGCTGGCCATCCCTGGATGTACACTACACCGTGTCGCCGGGGCAGCTGACCATCCTTACCGGATGGCCGTCCAGCGGCAAAAGTGAGTGGTTAGACGCCCTGCTGGTGAATCTCTCCTCGCAAGGGTGGAAATTCGCCGTGTTCTCCGCTGAGAACCAGCCCGTAGAATTGCATTTATCGAAGCTGATGGAAAAGATCGCCGGCAAACCTTTTGCCCACGGCCAGACCGATCGGATTACTGAGGATGAGCTGCTGGAAGTCAGCGACCAGCTCGACCAGGCTTTCGGTTTTATTTCTACCGCGAACGGCGAGCATTTTCCGAAAGACGTGATCGCCGCCGCGAAGCCTTTTCTGGAGCGCTTTGGCGACTGCAACCGGGGGCTTGTGATAGACCCGTGGAACGAGCTGTCCCACTGGCGTCCGGCGGGCATGAGCGAAACTGAATACGTGTCACAAACCTTGTCGATGGTGCGCAATTGGGCGCGAGCCAATCAGGTTCACGTCTGGATCGTCGCGCATCCTCGTGGAGCGCGGAAGGAGGACGGGAAGCTCCCGATCCCACGGCCGGACATGATTTCGGGCAGTCAGCACTGGTGGAACAAAGCCGATTGCGCCATCACGGTCTACCGGGACCTCGAAAAGCCGGACTCGCGCGACGTGGAGATCCACGTCCAAAAGGTCAGATTCAAGCACATCGGCCGCCCGGGCCTGGTGACGCTGCGCTACGACCGAGTGACCGGGCGTTACCACGAAAAACTCGAACTCGTAACGGCGCGTGACTACGGTTTTCCGGCATGACCGGCTGGCAATCCAAGGTCGTCCGCAGGAAGCCCACCAAACGCGCCACGAAGGCCGTGGGCGTGTCCGCAGGGTCAGTGCTTGAGCGGACGCTATACATGCAGCTGCGCGCCGTCCTGGGGCCTCTGAACGTGCCGGTCAGCGAATACCGATTTGATCCCCCGCGGCGGTGGCGCTTCGACTTCGCCTGGCCGAGCCGCAAGCTCGCGGTCGAAGTGGAGGGCGGGATCTGGGTCCACGGACGCCACGGGCGCGGCGCCGGGATGGAAAGCGACATGGAGAAATACAACCGGGCGACGGTCTTGGGCTGGGCCGTACTGAGATTCAGCCCCGGGGGGGTCAAAAGCGGAAACGCATGCCGCGAGATCGAGGCGTGGCTTGCGCATGACCGGGTGTGAAATTTTCACACCCCTGGGTTCTGGAAAATCCTTTCCTTACAAAGAGTTTGGTCGCCATTCTTTTTTCATTTCACAGGGATCAATGAAACTTCGATCTGTGTGCTGAGTCCCATGCCGCGGCCGTATGTGTGCCCGTGCTCATATACACCATCCTGGCGCGAGCTGTGGTTGTCTCCTTTGCCCAGCCCGCCAAACATGTCGCGGGCCGCGTTTTTGGCCTCAACCAGCGACGCGCGGTGTTGA